ATACGGCGGGCGGCGTTGCGAGCGAGTACCAGGCGTACCTCGCTTTTGGCAACGGACTGCCGAAGGCGCCGGTATTCAGGCCGAACGATTTGACAATGAACATGATGCGCTTCTGAGGAGTCAGTAATGAGCGGAGTCTATACAGTACCTTTCGCCGCGGCAGCCGTGACGACATCGATTGATCTATGCGAGATCACTGCTACCGCTTCTCAGACGCTGATGATTCGTGGATTCGTTCTTGGGCAAAAGACTGAAGTCGGCGATGCGCAAGAGGAAAATGTGCGTGTCACGATCAAGTCCGGCGCGACGGTCAGCGGTTCTGGAGGTAGCGCCACAACCCCCGTGAACAAGTCCGGGGGAGGGACGGCAGCCGGGTTTGCTGCCGAGCAATTCAATACGACCAAGGCGAACACCGGAACGATCATCGATCACGGGCCTTGGGTCTGGAATGTGAGATCGAACCCACTCATTGTGATGTTCCCTGAAGGCGAGGAAATCTTCCTGATTGCAGCTCGCAGGGCAACTTTTGAACTCGTGGAGACTCCTGTTGACTCCACGGACTATTACGGGCATCTGGTGGTGCAAGAGATCGGCTAGACCATGTTTCGGAGAGCACCGCGCTGGCAGGCGCCGCATAAATCGCGGTGGACCCCAACCTCAGCGGGCGCTGCGGTAACAGAGGTCAACGCAACAAAGGGGGCCTATACCTGGGCAGGGGTTCATGCTGGCGTCGCGGTCATCTTCGCCGCCGCAGTCGGGGCCTACACCTGGAGCGGCACGAGCAGCAAGATTGCCGTATCCATTTCGTCCACTCCTGGGCAATACACCTGGAGCGGAACGGCGAGCAAGATCGCGGTTTCGATTGCCGCCGTCAAGGGTTCCTACACCTGGGCGGGGCTTGCGAGCGGCATTCAGAAGAACCTGAATGCGACACCTGGTGCTTATACGTGGGCTGGGACCGGCAGCAAGATTGCCGTAAGCATCGCCAGCACTCCAGGGCAATACAACTGGGCTGGGAAGTCGAGCCCGATTGCAGCGTCGATTGCGTCAATTCCAGGAGCCTATACCTGGGCGGGAGTGACTGCCTCAATCGGCGCGGGTTCGTTGCAGGCCACGGTCGGGGCCTATGCCTGGAGCGGCACGGCGAGTCAGCTTGTCGCTTTCGTTCAGGGGCAAGTCGGAACCTACACCTGGTCGGGGACGGCCTCCCATGTCCCGACTCAGATATCGGGCAGTCCCGGGGCGTATACCTGGGCAGGGCTTCACAGCGCCATCCCGACAAATATCGCTGGTGTTCGGGGCGCCTACAGTTGGGCCGGGACCACCAGCAAAGTCGCGGTAAGTATCAGCGGTGTCCCTGGGGCTTATTCTTGGGCGGGGACGGCATCAAACCTGCCGAAACAGCTTGCGCCGGCGCCCGGGGCCTACACGTGGGCTGGTGTTGGGGCAACGCTTGGCGACACGGTAACAGTTTTGGCGGTCCCTGGGGCTTACGCCTGGGCGGGGACGACATCGCCTTATACCGAATCTCCATACGGGAATCCAGGACGCGCGCGAATCGGCGCGACGCCCGCGGTGGACATGCATACCCGGATCGGCAGTTCGCCGGCCGTTGACGAGAACGAGCGCATCGGTCCCGAGGTCGGGACCGTGGCAACGAAACGCATCGGAGATCCCGCGACATGATCGAAGAACTGATCGCAGGCGATACGCTGGATTTTCTGGACAGCGTGCCGGAGTACCCGCCCGTCGACGGCTGGACGCTCAAGTACCGCCTCGTGCCGCGTTTCACGAGTCCGGCGCAGGCGCCGATCGAGATCACGGCCTCGACTTCCGGCTCGGATTACCGCGTGCAGGCAACGGCGGCCATCACCGCCGCCTGGAAGGCGGGCTTCTACACCTGGTCGCGCTGGGTGGAGAAGGCCGGTCCGATCCGGCAGTCGCTGGGCGACGGGCAGTTGCAGATCATCGAGGATCCGTCGGCGGCCGTCGCCGGCTACGACGGCCGCAGTCATGTGCGCAAGGTGTTCGACGCGATCTCTGCGGTCATCGAAGGGCGCGCCAGCAAGGACCAGGAGGAATACACGATCGGCGGCCGCAGCCTGAAGCGGACCTCGATCCCGGACCTGCTGGTGCTGCGCGACAGATACAAGGCCGAGCTCGGGAACGAGGAGGCTGCGGAAAAGATCGCCTCCGGCGGCTCGAACCCGCGCCAGTTCGGAGTGAGGTTCAACCGTGTTTAAGGAGTTCCGCAAGACGCTCGCGCGTGCGATCGCCCCGTCCCGCCCGAGGCTGTCGGCATTCGATCGCGCGGTAGTCAAGGCGGTCCGGGAAAACAGCAAGGCCGCAAAACCGCCCGGCCGCGCGCTCGTGGCCTACGACCAGCGCATGTACCAGGCGGCGAAGGCCTCGCGGCTTACCGCCGGATGGGCGACATCCACGAGCTCGGCGGATTCGGAGCTCGTCTCCAGCCTTACGAGCTTGCGCAACCGCAGCCGCGCGCTGGTGCGCGATGCCGCCTACGCCAAGCGCGCCAAGGTGATCGTGCAGAACAACGTCATCGGTTCGGGCATCGGCATGCAGGCGCAGGTCATGTCCACGCGCGACGAGCTGCGCGAGGACGTGAACGACGCGATCGAGGAGGCCTGGAAGGAGTGGTGCTGCGCCGAGTCTTGCCACACCGGCGGAACGCTGCACTTCGCCGACTTCGAGCGCGCGCTCATGGGGCAGGTATTCGAGGCGGGCGAGGTGTTTGTGCGAAAGCACCCGCAGCGCTTCGGGGGTTCCGAGATCCCGTTCGCTCTCGAGCTGATCGAAGCCGAGCGCATTGTAGATGAATTTACGAGCCCTGTTCCGCCAGGTCCTGCGTCACCCGGGGCGATGGTTAAGATGGGCGTCGAGGTCGATCGCTACGGTCGCCCGCGCGCCTACTGGATCCGCAGGCGACACCCGGGTGAGCTGCGATTTATCGCTGGCGAGACCGACAAGGTCGAGCGCGTGCCGGCGGACCAGATCATGCACCTGCGCCTGGTGGACCGCTGGCCGCAGACGCGCGGCGAGCCGTGGCTGCACGCCGTGGCGCGGAAGCTGAACGACATGGACGGCTATTCCGAGGCCGAGATCATCGCGGCGCGCGGCGCTGCGTCCTACGTTTTCACCATCGAGACGCCGGACGATAATTCCCCGCTCTCAGGTCAGGAAGCGTCCGGCGCGGACGCTGGTGCCGCTGTCTCGAAAGAACTCGTCGTCGAGCCCGGCATGGGTGTACGAATGGCTCCCGGGGAGGAATGGAAAACCCACGCTCCAAACCGGCCGAACACCGCCCTCGACCCGTTCATGCGCTACATGATCCGGGAGTTCGCGGCTGGCGTGAATGTGAGCTACGAAAGCGTTTCGCGCGATTACTCGCAGTCGAACTACTCCTCGAGCCGGCTCGCGCTGCTCGATGATCGAGACGTATGGAAGATGCTGCAACAGTGGTGGATACGCAGTTTTCGGGAGCCGATCCACAAGGAGTGGTTGCGGACGGCAGTCTTGTCCGAAGCGATCGCCGGCGTTCGCATCGGAGAGTATGCGGTCGATCCGAAGAAGTTCGAAGCGGTGCTGTTCAAGCCGCGCGGTTGGGGTTGGATTGACCCGACGAAGGAAGTCGAGGCGTATAAGGAAGCCGTCAAGGCGGGTTTCACCACCGTCAGCGACGTGATCGCCGCGACCGGCGGCGGCCAGGACATCGAAGACGTGATGCGCCAGCGCCGGCGCGAGCTCGCCATGATGGACCCCAGCCTGGACGAGCCTCAGCTCAAGCTTGAATTTGAAACCTCGCCGAGCGTGTACGTGAAAGCGGCGGCGGCGCCGAAGCCGGAAGCGAAGCCCGACGCAAAGAAGAAAGACGAGGAGGATCCGCCTCCCGACGACGAGAAAAAGTCCACTCAAAGCGGCCCGCCATTGCGGGCCGTTTCATTTCCTGCGAGGTGAATGATGCCAAAACCAAATTGGGTCGACCCTGCGAAAGAGCGCGAGGCCTACAGGCTCGCAATCAAGACCGGGTCCCGCACGCGCGAGTCCTATATGGACGAGTTCCGGGCGGTCCCGGCGTGGATCGATGGACAGTTCGATCGCGCGACCGCCAAGGAAGCCGACCGCACCGTCGAGATGTCGTTTTCGTCCGGGGACAAGAAGGTCGAGCGCTACTACGGCAAGGAAATTCTGTCGCATGCCAAGGGCGCTGTGAATCTCGATCGGCTCGATTCCGGCCGGGCGAATCTCCTCGTCAATCACGATCCGGGCGATTGGGTCGGCGTAGTCGAGCAGGCTCGTATCGACTACGACAAAAAGGTTGGCCGGGCCACGGTGCGATTCGGATCGAGCGAGCGTGCGGACGAGGTGTTCCGCGACGTTCGCGACGGCATCCTGAGCTCGATCTCCGTCGGTTATCGGCGTGATGAAATCAAGCTCACCCATTCGTCCAATGAGGAAGGCGACGAGTACACGATCACCCTGTGGACGCCCTTCGAGGTGTCCCTCGTGACGATCCCCGCCGACGAAACCGTCGGCGTGGGTCGCGCAGCAGAAGCACTCCATCAATCGGCGGTTTCCGCCACTCAACGAAAGGAAGGTAGCATGAAGACCGAAGCAGAACTGGCGGTCGAACGGGAAGCCGCCGAAAAAATCACAGCCGCAGTCGCAGCGGCCCGACCGCAAATCAGCGCCGTGGAGGCGGAGAAGGAACGCCGTCAGGCCATCATCAACCTGGCCAAGTCGTACAAGATCGACGCGCGCGTGGAGGCGCGATGGATCGAGGACGGCGCCAATCTGACGCAGGTAGCGAAGGACATCTTCGACGTGATGGAGGAGCGCGGCAAGCAGAAGCCGATGGCAGCTGCTGCGCTCGGTCTCTCCAGCAGCGAGACCAACCGTTACAGCCTGTTCCGGGCGATCCGCGCGCTGCGTTTCGGTTCCAGGACACCTCGCCTGATGGAGGATGCCGCGTTCGAGATCGAATGCTCGCGCGCGGTCGCCAAGCAACTGAACCGCGGCGACACATCGAACATGCTGATTCCCTCCGAGGTTCTCCAGCGGCCCTTGCTCCCGGAAGCCGTAACGCGCGCGATGGCGACAACGCCCGGCGCAAAAGGCGGCTACCTGGTCAACGTCACGAACATGGGCTTCATCGATATTCTGCGGAATCGTTCCGTTGCGATGGCGATGGGCGCGCGGGTCATCTCCGGCCTGCAAGGGAACGTGACCTTCCCGCGGCAGACCGGCAAGGTCTCGGTGACGTGGCAGGCGGGCGAAGGCGTGAGCGTGACCGCTGCCGATCAGGCGCTCGGTCAGCTCTCCATGACGCCCAAGACCTGCATCGCGATCACGGATGTCTCGGAACAGCTGCTCGCGCAGTCCTCACCTTCGGCCGAGGCCTTCGTAATGGCCGATCTGGCGAGCGATGTCGCGATCGACGGTGTCGACGCCGCGGTCATCAACGGGACCGGCGGCGCGCAGCCGCTGGGCATCAAGAACACGACCGGCGTTACCACGGGTCAGGATGCGGCAGCCGCGACCTACGCGAAGGTCTTGGCGTTCGTTTCCACGGCTGGCGGAGCCAATGCGATTCGCGGGAATCCGGGCTGGGTTACGAACACCGCCGGCGCGGCGGTGCTGATGCAGAAGCAGCGGTTCTCAAGCACCGATACTCCGCTGTGGGAAGGCAACATGCTGAACGGCTCGGTCGTGGGCTTCAATGCCATGTCGTCCGAACAGCTCGCCTCAGCGAACCTGATCTTCGGATCGTGGGATGAGGTCGTGATCGGCGAGTGGGGCGTCCTGGAGCTGTCTACCGACAACGGCGGGACTCGCTTCAACCAAGCCCAGGTCGGCATCCGCGCGATGTGGATGGTCGACGTCCTCCTCCGCTACCCGCAAGCCTTCGTGGTCTCCACGAACCTCGGGGCGTAACCGTGAAGGTCAAAGCGCTTCGCGGTGTGTGCATCGGTGTCGACAGGCATCTGAAGCCTGGCGACACCGCTGACCTGGAGGCCGCCCAGGTCACCTTTCTCGCCGGGATTGGCGCGGTGGAGAAAATTCCCGAGCCGGTTCACGTCGAACCCGAGCTTTTCAAATCAGCGCCGGAAAAGACCGGCAAGAAGGAGAAATAGATCATGCTACTCAATCAAGCCTCCGCAGCAACGATGACATCGCTGCTCGATGCCATTTCCGCGGCCAATACGGCAGCGGCGACCAGCGGCAGCGGCAAGTGGCTGGACGTTCGTCCCTATGACGGCGAGATTCTCGTCGTTCAGCAGCTCGGTGCCGTCACCGGCACCATCGCCGGCAAGCTGCAAAGCGCCACGGATGCCAACGGCTCCGGCGCTGCCGACATCTCCGGCGCTACCTTCGGCACCAACACGGCCAACAGCACGTCAACCCAGGCCATCGATCCGAAGAGGGTCGTCGGCGGATTCCTG